CCGCAAGGACTTCTTGGGCAACCACGAGCAGTGCTTCTACGGGTGGAAAGAAGGCGCGGCGCACAAGTTCTACGGCCCGGCCAACATCACGGACGTCTGGTCGGTGAAGAAGGTCAATCCGCAGTCGATGATTCACTTGACCGAGAAGCCCGTCGAGTTGGCCGTCCGCGCCATCCAATACTCGTCGCTGGTCGGCGAGAACATCCTGGATTTGTTCGGCGGGTCGGGCAGCACGCTGATCGGCTGCGAGCAGACCGGCCGTCGGGCGTTCCTAATGGAATTGGACGCGCTCTACTGCGACGTGATCGTCCAGCGGTGGGAGCAGTTCACCGGCAAGAAGGCCGAGCGGATCGCGGGCGCCTCCACCGCGGCGACGGAGGCGCCCGCTCAATGACGGCCCAGAGCATCTCCGAAAACGAAGCGGCTCCGGTGCCGCCTTATCGGCTTGGGCTGCACCGGCCCAAGCCATCGCGTGATCTGGCCGCCGGATGCGACCTGGGCGGCATAGAAAGCCACGCGGTGGTCGGCCTCCTCGGGCGTGAACGCGTTGCGCTCCGCGCCGGAGGCCGCGCCCAGGGCGGCCCTGACCCGGGCCAGATTGGCCAGATCCATCTTGTCATAGTCGGTGTACCGCTTGCCGTTCGGGCCCGTCTTGCAAAAAACCATTCGCATTCTGCTCGTTCCGGTAACCATGTGATGCTCCTTTCTATGGGTCCATCAGGCCATGAACCGGCGGCCTTGCTAAGCATGATTCTTGCGAAAAATGCAGATTTTTTGATGGGCCTTTGGACAGGAAAAACATGGGCGAAAGCGGCGTGAATCCGGCGGCGTTGACTATCGAAGAGGCGGCCAGGCTGTTGCGGATCGACGCCGAAACGGTCCGCGGGCACGTTGCCGCGGGCTTGCCCGTGGATGATCGGGGACGCATACACCTGATCGAATACGTGGCGTGGCTGGTCCAGCGGCTCGGCAGGTAGGCTTGGCGGCCACGGTGAAAAAACAAGGTGGGGCGGCGTGCCATAACACGCCGCCCCTGACAGGCTCCGTCACGAAAGGACGTGCCCGCCATGCAAGGATATCGTCGTTAATGGCCCTCGACTTCAACCGCGTCCCGCCGGCCGATCTGGTGCGGATGCTCAACTCGACGCGGCTTGGCCGGTGCATCACGGAGCGGCAGCTCTACCGCCATCGCATGGAGGCGGGCCTGCGCATCGGCGACGCCAAGCACATCCATCTCCTGCGCTATGCATGCTGGCTCGCGAGCCGGCTTGCATCGCATGACGCCGAGGTGAGCGTGGCCAAGGACAGCACCATCCAGAAGGCCCAGTATGATGAGCACCGCAAGCGGGCGGCAGAGCGACAAGCGCGGCTGGCCGAGGCCGGGCAGGAGATCGGCCCGCCGCCGGCCGTCGTGGACCCGCAGCGGCGGGAAGCGTGCCGGCTGGACTTCCGGCTGTTCTGCGAAACGTACCTGCCAGAATGGTTCTACCTGGCATGGTCGGCCGACCATCTGCGGGCGATCAAGCACATCGAGGAGGCCGTGCTCGAGGGCAAACTCTTCGCATTCGCCATGCCTCGCGGATCGGGCAAGACGGCCCTGTGCCTGGCAGCCGTGCTCTGGGCATTGTCCTACGGGCACCAGCACTACGTCAGCCTGATCGCCGCCACTGAGCGGCTCGCCCGCAAGCTGCTCAAGAAGATCTTCCACCAGTTTGAGCGGAGCATCCTGCTGCTCGAGGACTTCCCCAAGATATGCTTCCCGGTCCACTGCCTGGAGCGGTCCAAGAGCCGCGCCGCCAAGCAGAAATGCCAAGGCGTCTACACCAACATGGTCTGGACGAACATCGAGATCGTACTGCCCACGATGGCCGGATCGGAAGCGTCCGGCGCGATCGTCACCGCATGCGGCCTGACCGGCGGCGAGCTTCGCGGTCAGGTCATCGACATGCCCGACGGCACGCTGCTGCGGCCCGGCGTGGTGCTGCTGGACGACCCCCAGACCAAGGGCTCGGCCAAGAGCGTGACGCAGACTCAGGACCGCGTCGAGTTGCTGATGGGCGATGTGCTGGGCATGGCCGGCCCCGACCGCAACCTGGCCGCCATGATGCCCTGCACGGTCATCCGCCCCAACGACATGGCCGACCAGATCCTCGACCGCGAGAAGCACCTGGAGTGGAATGGCGAGCGGACCAAGCTGGTCTATGAGTGGCCCACCAATGAGCTGCTATGGGATGAGTACGCGGCGATCCGATCCCGCGGCATGCGGAACGGGGACCGCGGAGCCGCCGCAACGGAGTTCTACCGGGATCACCGCTCCGCGATGGACGCCGGGGCGGTCGTTTCATGGGCGGATCGCTTCACGCCGGACTGCCTTTCGGCCATACAGAACGCGGTGAACCTGCGGCTCAAGCATGGCGACGCGATGTTCTGGGCCGAGTTCCAGAACGAACCCCTGCTGGACAGGCCCCAGGACAGCATGCTCACCGCCGACCAGATCGCCGCCAAACTCAACGGCATGAAGGAAGGGGCCATCCCCGCCGGCTGCACCAGGCTGGCCATGTTCATCGACCCCAACAAGAAGCTGCTGTACTACGCCGTCGTCGCCTTCGAGCCGAACGCCACCTCGTACCTTGTGGATTACGGCAGTTACCCCGATCAGAAACTCGCATATTACACCATGCGGCAGGCTCGTCGCACGCTGATGATCGTCAACAAGGGCCAGGGCGAGGAGGCGTCGCTGATCGCTGGGCTCAAGGCCCTCGCCCAAGAGAAGCTTGGCCGCACATGGGGCCGCGACGACGGGGCCGCCATGCAAATCCGCCTGTGCCTGATCGACTGCGGCTGGCAGAAGGATGTCATCGAGCAGTTTTGCCGGCAGACCAAATTCGCCGGCGTGGTCAACCCCGCCCGCGGCATCGGCATCAAGGCCTCCACGCGGCCGCTGGATGAAGGGGCCAAGAAGGGCGAGGAACTTGGCGAGTCGTGGAAGGTGACGCTCGCACAGGGCAAGCACCGCCTGCCGCTGGCGTTCATCGACACCAATTACTGGAAGACTTATTTACATGCCCGTCTGGCGGTGGGCATCGGCGGGGCCGGGTGCCTGTCGCTGTGGGGCCTCAGCCAGGAGCGGCACAAGTGCATAGCGGAGCATCTGACCAGCGAGACGCCCGTGCCGACCGAGGGCCGGGGCCGCAAGCTTACCGAATGGCTCCCCCCGGTGGCGGGCCGCGACAACCACTGGCTCGACTGCCTCACCGGCTGCATGGCGGCCGGAAGCATGCTCGGGGTAAAGCTGCTGGGCAGGGTCATTTCGCCAAAGAGAAGCAAGCCCCGCAAGGTGAAGAAGGCAAAGTACTTTTAACGACAGGCTTCAGGCTACAGGCTTCAGGCTACAGGAAAACCAACGACGGAAAGGAATCTCGAAATGAGCAAGAGCAAGAGCAAGTCATCAGCAGGCCGGCCCGCCGGCAGCATCACAGACCAGTGCGAGCCGGTCAATGCGATAAAGCCGCTGTGCGTCAAGTGCCATTCAGCAAACCTGCTGCGTAAAACCGTGTTGCGGGAGATGGAACATTACGCCGAGAAGGATGGCATGAAGACCACCCGGAGGCGATGGACCCGCGCCATGTGCCGCGCCTGCGGCCAGTGGCAGACGATCATTGAGGATTTCAACCCGTAGCCGGGCCGAAAAAATTAATGGGGAATCCCCATTAATTCTGTTTTGCGGCCTTGCGGCCCGCGTGGCGCATGGCCGATCATTACAGCCTGATGACCGGAGAGACGCGTGGCTGCCGGCCGCCGAAAGATTGAAAATCGAAAGATCGCCCAAAGAAGCCCGCCGGCCAGCGGGATTCCACGGAGACGAAGGAAAAGCCTCTCTGACTGCTAGCAGAGTCGGGGAGGCTTTTTCTTTGGGCGGCGGCCAGTTGGGAAGAAGAAACGTCCAAAGGCGCTCCGGGATGCCTCCTAACCGGCTACCGGCCACCGGCTACAGAGTACCAAACTATGGCGGTCAAGACGCACGCGACATTTTGCCAGGAGCAGATCGAACGGCTCCAACTGCTCATCGCCGAAAACACCGGCGTCAAGAGCATGGACATCGACGGCCAGCGCGCCCAGTACGTCGAGGACTGGCTGTCGGAATTGAAGCGATGGCGTGCGGAATACGCCCGAGCGCGTCGCGTGATCGGGCGGGTTTCACGTATCAGACTGGACCGGGCATGACGCTGGCGACCTACATCACGAACGTCGGCCGCGCCCTGGCGGGCAGGCATGGCCGCCGGCTCGCCCGTGGCACGTATGACGCGGTCGAGGACCGCGGCCGGCGCCGCCCGTCGCGCAACGACACTCGAAGCGAGGACGCGATCCTGAACGCGGCCCGCCGCAAACGTCTCGTCGGCACCGCACGCGACGTGATCCGCAACTATTGCACCGCCGCATGGATGGTTCGATGCCATTTGGATTACGTGACCAGCTTCGCGTTCCAGGCCCGCACGGGAATCGATGAGCTTGACAACACTCTGGAATCGCTGATCTGGCAGGCCGGACTGCGGAAGAATTTTGACGTGGGCGGCCGGTTCAGTCGTGCAAAAGGACTGCGGATCTCCGAGGCGCGCCGCGTGCTGGATGGCGATGTGTTTTGGGGCAAAATATCCAGCGGCCGCGTCCAGCTCATTGAAGGCGACCGCGTGCGGCTGCCGCAGGGCGGCATCCCGGCCGATAGCGGTTGGGCCAAAGAGGACTTCCCCGAGATCAACCATGGCATTAGTGTTTCGCCGGGCGGGCGGATGCAGGCCGTTTGCGTGTGCCGTCGCACCGCCGACGGCGGCTACGAGTTCGAGCGGGTCATCCCGGCCCGCAACGTCTGGCATCATGCGTTCTGGGACACGACCTACCGCGTCGACCAGGTCCGCGGCATCACGCCGCTGGCCCCCGCGCTCAACGCGCTACAGGACATTTACGAGGGCGGCGATCTGGCAATGGCCAAGGCCAAAGTCGCGCAGATGTTCGGGCTGGTGTTTTTCCGCAAGGCGATGGAGGAGCAGGAGGGCTGGGCCGCCAGCCGAGCCGGCGGCGGCGATGATGATGGGGAGACCGCGGGCGAAGGCGGCGCTGATGCCACGCCGGCCGCCCAGGACGCGGACCTGTACGATGTCGATCCAGGCAGCGGCCCCTTCAAGCTGGAACTCCGGGACGGCGATGACGCGAAGTTCCTCTCAACCAACACGCCGGAGACCGAACTGCTCAACTGGATGCAGTTCAGCACTGACCTGGCGATAAAGTCCCTCGATCTGCCGTACTCGTTTTACGACACCAGCAAGGCCAACTATTACGGCCGCAAGGCCGACATCCAACAGTACGAGACTTCCGCCCGCTCCAAGCGCGAGGACAACATCCAGCTTCTGGATGAGTGGACCGCGTGGCGGCTGCGGCTGATGATTCTCGACGGCTCGCTCGTGCTGCCTGGTGCAATGACGCTCGATGAGGTCGAGTGGGAGTGGGTCGCGGCCGGCATGCCGTGGGTTGACAAACTCCGCGACATGAAGGCCGACCAGCTCGCGATCGAGAGCAACCTGGACAACGTTCCCCGCGTTGCCCGGCGATCCGGCCAGGACGCCTACGAGATCGCCCGCGAGCAGATGGACTTCGACAAGTGGATCATCGCCGAGCGGGTGAATCGCGGCCTGCCGCCGCTTGCGGCCAAGGGCGCCGCCCCGGCCGGCCAGCCCGCGCAGAGCACGGATGAGCAGATCACCAAGGGAGATGACAATGCGTGAGCCGAAAAATTGCGGATTGCGGATTGCGGATTGTGGATTGCAGGCCAAGGCGGCCGCCGGCAAGGCCCCCGCACACGCGAAGCTTGAGCGGCTGGCGGATCGGCCCAGATATCGCCGGGCCGGTGCAAAAGGGCTGGCCGCCGCGACGGCCGAGCAGGTCCGCATCGAACCATCCGGCGGCGAACTCCGCGCGGGCCTGATCCGCGGCACATCGCTCTGCACGCGGGGCGAGGCCCTCGGCCATGATCTGTGGATCGACAGCCAGTTCATCGAGTCGGTGAGCACCGCCGGCAGTTCCTCGGGAAAGGGCGTCAAGGCCCGCTTCACGCATCCGGGCCTTTCCAGCGACGGTCTGGGCACGTTCCTGGGCTGGATTAAAGACTGCCGCGCCGAGGGAAGCAAAGCGGTCGGTGATCTGCATTTCTCGCAGGCGGCCCACCGGACGCCCGACGGCGACCTGGCACAGTACGTGATGGAACTGGCCGAGAGCGATCCCGAGGCGTTCGCCATGAGCATCGTGTTCGATCCGGACTATGAGGCCGAGGGCGAGTTCATCCTGGCCAACGGCGGCAGGATGACGGCCAGCGGCTACATCGACAACAGCGACTTCGTGAGCCCCGACCCCGACAACACGCGGAACCTGCCGCACGCCCGGCTGGCGGCCCTGCGCGGCTGCGACGTGGTCGATGAGCCCGCTGCCAACCCCGACGGCCTATTCCACCGCGAGCAACAGTTCGCGCAGGAGGCCGAGGGCGTGCTCAGCTACGCGCTGGGCCTATCGAAGACGGCCCCCGCGTGCGTGGCGCTGTCGGGCGGCATCGGCCTGCACCCGGAGCGCGTCAAGATATTCGTCGCCAAGTTTCTGGATGCTCACGGGCTCCAGTTGACCAGCACACGCATGAAACCAAACCACGAGGAGACAGCGATGCTAGAGGAAACGACGGCCGAGGCCGAAACCACGGGCGAAAGCCAGGGGCAGGCCGAAGCGGCCGCTGAAGGTACCCAGGAGTCCGCCGCGGCGGATAGCCAGGAAGAAGCGAAGCCGGAGGCCGCAGAAGGCAGCCGGGGGCCGGCAGCCGGTAGCCAGGAAGAGGCGAAGCCGGAGGCCGAAGCTGGCGAGACGGCGGCAACGGCGAGCGATTCGACGGAGCAATCCGCAATCGAAGGCGGCCCCGCCGCCTGCGGGCGGTTCATCGCCGCCTTCGGTGCCCGGGGCGGCCAGTGGTACGCCGAGGGCCTCTCGTTCGAGGCCGCTCAGCAACGGCACGCCGAGGCACTGACGGCCGAGAACGCCGAGCTTCGCAAACGGCTGGCAGCCGCCGGTGAAGGTGAAACCAAGCCGCTGGCGTTCCAGCCGACCGCGGAGACGGGCGGCCGCAAGCAGTTCACGGACGTGATCAAGATTCGCGGCGGCAAGTAGCCGCCCCGACAAGGAAAAGAGAAACAAAAAAACAGTAGCCGGTAGCCGGTAGCCAGTTTGGAAACTGAAAGAGCCGCGAACAGGCTCGCCTCCCAACAGGCTACAGGCTACAGGCTACCAGGAGAAAAACCATGGCTGATGCATTTCTTGACCTGACACACCTGCTGGTAATCAACGACAACAACCTCGCCGACATCGAGGTCAGCGACCTGCTCCAGGATGCCCCGGTGCTGGCGGCCCTGGCCGCCGACGTGGCCAGCAACGGCACGCTGCATAAATACACCAAGGAAATCGGCGCGCCCGTCGTCGGCTTCCGCGCGGCCAACACCGGCGTGTTCAACGCCGTATCGGCCGATGAGCTGGTCACGGTGACGCTGAAAATCCTCGACGGCTCCTGCGTCGTGGACAAGGCGTTGGCTCTGGCGTTCAAGAAGGGCTCCGCGGCCTACGTCTCTCGCGAGGTGCAGCGTCACCTGAAGGCGGCCTTTTTCATGGC